TGGGTCTGGTGAAGGTCTAATGAGAACTCCATACTACGAAATGTTCACTGATCGTGGCAACGCTGCGGTTCATGAGATCGTCGAAGTTGCGCGAAGCGACAAGATGACGTGGGATGAGGTTGAGGAAATGCTGAACAATCTCTCAAAGACTGAGGAATATGCAGAAGCAACCGATACCGCAGTTCGCGATAATGTTTACTTCACGTTGTTTGAAAGAGGTATTGTCTAATGACTACTGTGAATCTTTCGCTGGCAAGTGTCAGCGACATCAAGGCACTCGTTTCAACTGGTACAGTCAAGCATGCTGATGCGATCGTCCGCGTTGATGTGGTTCTGGCACGCAAGATTGCTGACGGTAAACGTGCGCGTTGGACTCGTCTGCGCGAATGGCTCGTGCGAGAGCAGGCTCAACTGGAATGTGTGAATTCTTAATATGAAGATTGTATTCAACAAGTTGTTGGGTGGTTGGTATATTGTTCGTGGTCGGCATCAGACTCCGATCAGTGGCAAGTTTGGATCAAAGCAAGAAGCACTCGCATTCTTGCGTGCACGCAACCCGCTGCATGTCCTTTAATTCTTGCTGTTTTACTTTTGCATTGTTTTGTACTATAATGTTCTTGTCCGTTGTTAATTTCATTTGAGGTATTTTATTATGGCTAATCCTAGCAGAAAGATGATTGAAGTGTATGAGATGTTGAAGGACGGCAAGCCGTTCGCGTTCGACAAATTTGTTTCGAAACTGAATTGCAAGCCTGTTTCGGCGATGGTACTGATTTGTGCCTTGCGTCGAGATTTCAAGGCTGACATTGAGACGATTCGTGATGGTCGAAAGGTCGAATCCTATCAGTTGCACAATGCGGCTGAGTTGGCTTCGAAGATGGTCGCCAAGACCAAGACTTCGAAGGTGAAGGCACCGAAGGTTGCGAAGGTTGCTGTTCTTAAGACCAAGACGAAGATTACGACTCCGAAGTCGACTGTGACAGAGGACGGTGCGTTGCCGACGCTTGATGTTCAGGAAATCGACAGTGATGCAGAACTTGCTTCGCTGAAGGCTGAACTCGGTCTGTCTGATTCTTATTCGGAGTAAGAATCAACTGGGATGGGGTGAGGCAACTCACCCCATCTTTTTCTTATGGACAAACCATCTGGTGAATTCTTTTCGCAACTGGGACAATATGTCTATCAGTATATCAATCGCGACACACTCAAGCCATACTACACAGGCAAGGGAAATGGCGATCGATGCTGGGCGCATGTTGTTGACAAAGGATTCAATCCCGAAGATTGCTTCATTGTTGCTCGAAATCTCGAACATTTCGAAGACAAACAAGACTGGCAATCATTTCTACTTGAATCTTATCTAATTACGACTCAAAATCCTGAAGACAATTCTGTCGCAGGTCACTATAAGGAGTGTTTTGTTATGGCTTCTCTTTCCTCTATGTTTTCTGAATTCGAGAATGATCAGTATGATAACTTTGCTGCTCTTCCCGATTGGTATTTGAATAACTATGAATCGTTCCACAATCGTGTGCGCGAGGTTAAGATCAATGCGACCACCACGTTTGTGTTGAGTAATGCTCGCAATCAGATGTACATGATGTTCTACTGGTCGCCAACAGAAGTTGAATCGCCGACCAAAGTCACTTTCGAAATCAATCTGCCTGATGGTGATCGTCTTGAAACTGTAAAGAGCAATCTGACAAAATGGCTTGCGAAAAACAATCACAAGAAACCTTTTGCCGATGGTAAGGTGCAGAAGTTGGCAGTCAACGTTGACACAATTGACGATGTTGTAACTCTTTGGAATGAATTCTGGTCATGAGTACGATTCAAACTACAGATGAAGAAATGCTTGCGATGGAAATTTCTTTCACTGAACTTACAAACAGATTCACAAAAGAAGGATTCAGTCCATATGCATGCGCTGCAGTCATGACAAAACTTGCATTCATGATCTATAAAACATCAATGAGCGCAGAGGATTATAATCTAATGATTGATTCAATTTCCGATAGTCGAGATCAAATCAAATCATTTGCTGAGATTCAAAAGACTAGCAGGTTGAATTGATGCGCAGAGAATGGCTCAATGCAGAGCAGAATGTTTCATACTATTTCTTTCGCCACAGTGGCAGAATAGTTGGACAAGCATTCAATTTCGTTCACACTCGCATTTGGGGGGCAAAGATTTATGTCACTCCAACAGAGGAACTTCTCCTTGGTCAATATATTTCTTTGGAAACTGCGCGAGTTGCAATTGAAGAATATTGGAATGAGAAAGATCGAACACTAGAGGTTTCGCATGAATATCTTCTACCTGGACACGGACCCTAAACTCGCTGCGCAATATCATCTTGACAAACATGTCGTCAAGATGATTGTCGAATATGCACAGTTGATGTCAACAGCGCATCGACTTCTTGACGGCAATCATTACTTTGCAAAAAGTAAAAATAATCGCAGGATTGCTCGATGGAAACTCGATGATCATCGAGAAAATCTATTGTATCATGCGGTGAGTTATAATCATCCTTCTGCCGTCTGGGTTCGCGAGGATCTGTCTCACTATCAGTGGCTCTGGAATCTTGCTTCTGAACTTTGTCAAGAGTATCGTTATCGCTACGGTGGCACCACTGACAAACAGCACAAGACATCTCTTGTGATACAGAATCTAAGTTTCGCTCCGAACAATATTCCACGAACTGGAATCTTTCAAGAGCCACCACAAGCCATGCCCGAGGATGTAAAGGTTCCTGGAAATTCAATTCAAGCCTATAAAAACTACTACATTCATTACAAGAAAGGTTTTGCCAAGTGGAAGATTCGAGGTGTTCCTTCTTGGTATAAATAAATGAATGCAAAAGTTTTCCGCATTCAAGAAAGAAAGTTTGGGTAATCTATCCGTTTGGGACATTGATGAGACATTGTTCCAGACGAAGGCGATGGTCCATGTAATGAAAGGTGGGAAGAGATCTAAATCTCTTACCAATCAAGAATTCAACTCATACAAACTCAAGAAAGGCGAAACATTCGACTTCACTGAGTTTCGAGATGCAAAACTCTTCAATAAGACTTCTGTTCCAATTCAGCGTGCAATTGACAAGGCTGCAAAGACTCTAAAGGCATATTCCAATCTTCCAAATAGTCAGGTAATTGTTCTGACTGCTCGCTCTGACTTCGACGACAAGGATACTTTCCTTGCGACCTTTGAAAAGTATGGACTAAATATGAGTAATGTCCATGTACATCGTGCTGGAAATCTCGGACTTCCATCTGCCGAAGCAAAGAGAATTTTCATAAAGCAATATCTGGACACTGGAAAATTTAAGTCGGTATCTTTATTTGATGACGACAAAAGAAACCTTGAAGTGTTTTTGTCTCTCAGAAAAGAATATCCAAATGTAAAATTTGTTGCCTACATGGCAGCGCATGGATTCTTCAGGAAAGTTTGACATGCCAACTTATGAGTTTGTGAATAAAACTACTGGTAAAATTGAAGAGCATATAATGTCGATCTCTTCATATGATTCTTTCAAAGCAGACAATCCCCATCTAGAAAGATATTACAGCGACGCACCATCGTTTAATTATAGCGGAGGTGGCGACCTTGCAGGAAAGAAAACAGACAACACTTGGAAAGAAGTGATGTCTAAAATTGCTGAACAGAATCCACGCAGTCCATTAGCAGATAAAGTATTACGAAAAGATACAAAGCGTGTCAAGACAGATCAGATTCTTGAGAAACATCGTAAAAAGCAAGCCGCCCAAGCAAGGGGGAAGTGAGGAGTTTTGAGTAAGAAGAAAAATGGAAACACAAACACATTCATTCAACTAACTTCTGATCAACACTTGGAGAAAAAACCCGCACGGATTAAGGCTACTGAATTAAAAACATTCGCGCCGTTGACAGAAAACCAAGCCAAATTCTTTGAGTCATACAAACGTGGCGATTACTTTACGATGCTTTGTGGCTCTGCTGGTACTGGTAAGTCATTCATTGCTTGCTACAAAGCAATGGAAGAAGTGCTTGATAAAACATCTTCCTTTCATCGAGTTGTTATAGTTCGTTCTGCTGTTCAATCTCGCGACCTTGGATTTACTCCAGGCTCTGTTGAAGAAAAGATGAGCCTATATGAACAACCTTATATGCAAATTTATCATACGTTGTTTGGTCGCCGTGATGCATATGATGCTCTTAAAGAATGTGGTCGTATTGAATTTATCTCTACCAGTTTCATTCGAGGTATGAGTTTCGATGATGCAATCATCATCGTCGATGAATGTCAGAACATGACATTCGAAGAACTATCAACAATCATGACTCGTGTGGGCTATCGTTCCAAGATTATCTTCTGTGGCGATTACAAACAGACTGATCTGTATCGCAATAACAAGGACAAGTCTGGCATGAAGAAGTTTCACGAGATTGCTAAGATTATGCCATCATTTACCAATATCGAGTTTACCACAGACGATATCGTTCGCAGTAGTCTTGTAAAAGACTTCTTGATTGCTGTTGAGAAGTATGAAAAACAAGAAAACGCTTGACATTTGCTTGACAATGTTATAGAATAGACTATGTTGGTCATGATAGAGATTCTTCGTTATGTTTAATCATATAAATCACAATTTTCCCAAACTCTTGCAAGAGAACGTAGATGGTTCTCGTCACTATGTGACGCCAACTGGCGAGAAGTATCCTTCTGTTACGACTGTTCTTGCAGATTATAACAAGAAAGAAATTCAGGAATGGCGCACAAGAGTTGGTGAGGAGAAAGCCAATGAGATCTCGCGTAAGGCAACGACTCGTGGAACAAGTGTACATAAGGCACTTGAAACGTATCTCAACAACGAAGACATCAGTTCATTGGAGATGTTACCCAATGTTAAGTCTTTATTCGTGAGAATGAAGACAGAGATTGATGCAAAGATCAATAACATTCATTGTCTTGAAGAGAAACTCTTCTCACACGAGTTGAAACTTGCAGGAACCGTTGACTGTATTGCTGAACATAATGGTATTCTCTCTGTAATCGACTTTAAGACTTCTGTTCGTCTTAAAAAGAAAGAGAATATCGGAAACTACTTCATGCAGGCTGCTGCATATCGCCAGATGTTTAAAGAGATGACTGGCTTGGATCCAAAACAAGTCATCATTCTAATTGGCGTTGATACTGCAAACTTCTGTCAGACTCTTGTTGTAAAAGAGGATGAACTTGAAGAACATAAACAAGAACTGCTCAAATATATCGACGCATATAGTCAAAAGAATAGTTTGGCGTTTGCTTAATTTTATAGTATGATTCTATGAGGTGAAATATGGATCTTCCAATTAATCAACATGAACTTCGCACAATCATCGAGGAACTGGAGCGTGGTGGACGCTGGGAACTTCGAGATCGTTTACTTCTTGTCGAAACATTGATGAAAGATGGTAAACCATACAAAAAAATTCTTCGCGAAGAATATAATATTGTCGCCTAATTACATATATACTCGTTCGTATAGGTTTAGTATAGGTTTCTGTTCTACAGGAGTTATAAAATGAAGACGGTTGGAGATAAGTTAGAAAAGTTTGAAATTGTTGGTGTAAAGCCAGGAGCACTGGATCCA